AGTGTGTTAAACCCTATGTTGGAAATGTTGCTTACAAATGTTCGTTACGGCGGACCGGAACTATCTTTGTAAGAGTTCTTTCCAACCGTAATGCTTAGCATTCCAATTTCCAAAATTCGGGTGTCTTTTATATAAAATAACAAAACTGCGTTAGCCGTCGACTGATTAAGTTTACTCTGGTTACGTTTTTCCTTCGGTTTACGGTGTACTCCTGTTTACGTTCTACTACGCTTTTACTGTTGTGTCAGGGCTTACGATTTTTCCTTGCGGTTTACTGTGAACTCAGGCTTACGGTAGCATCGGTTTAAACAGTTTTTCTCTGTGATTTACTCTTATCTGGGGTTACGTTGTCTCGGGTTTTACTGTTTTCCTTCAGGGTTTATGGTTTTCCGTCCCGCCCGATACAACGCGAGCTTGTTATTTCTTTATCGTGGATTTAATAACTTCCAATGGTTTATGGTTTTCCGTCCCGACCGTTACAACTCGATCCCACTTACGCTTTAAAGAGGATATGTAAGTTTCCTTATGCTTTCACAACTAATTACTATTTAGCTTGCTTCTTCCTAGCCTTCTTCGCTGGTTGTTTTGGAGGTGGTGCTCTAATCAACTTAGCTTTAGAAGGTTGGATTGGCATAGGCTTCGTTTGTGGCGAAGGTTGAGTCAAATAGTTTTTAGTAACTTTTGCTACAGCTCCCAATGCTGGACCAATAATTGGAACAGTTTTTGCTGCTTCTTCAATAGCTTCCATAAACCAATCCCCAAAACCATTCATATCAGCCGGCACTCCTACCGGCATCCTTGACAGTGATGAAGAAAAGATTTCTAGAGCAATTGGGTCATAACAAGCACTTGGCGTGGCTAACACCAAGATATCTGGTTCAGCAGTATTTGGGAAACTTTCGACATAAGTATTTACCGTCAACGAAAGTGTTGTTTGCGGCGACAAACCCGTAAAGTAAGCCCCAGCTGTATGAAGAGGATGAATCTTTTGCGCAAAGAAATAACTAGGCCCACCCAAGGTTGTAGGAAACCTTGGTGGAACCCATACTGAAGTGTTATTTATTGCTGGATTAACATTTTCCTCAACCACAGCTGAAGCAAACACAATAGGCTGTGTATACTGAGCAACAATCGGAGGATTGTCCTCTCCTACAAATGGCACTACCAAATAACACCCATCTGCAGCTTTCCACTGGCGTGAACCAGGCAAAAGCATGCTTTCTGGCTGCGTAGTTGGAGGCCTTCGTATAAACTGGGAGGCAAAACTCGTTGCCGCTACATTAGCGGAAGGCATTATGGTCATAACTGAACCACAAGGTTTCGATTGTGGAACCCTAAACACAGTGACTTGACCCTGTAAATTTAGGGCAGAGGTTGTATTAATAACTTCAATTCCCATACCAACGATTCGGCTAGTACCTTCACTGTAAACAGCTGGTAATGCTATCCTCGCAGCTAGGGTTGAAAACAAATTAATAGATCCACCTGTTGCTACTGCATGTGCAGTAACACCTCCTAATGACGCTGTCTGTGGTTGGTTAGCAGCATCAATAACACTATTTCCTATAACCCTAGTGTTAAGGGAAAACGTCTGGTTCTCTATAAACGGCCAACTGGAGATCATTACATCCCAATTGCCGGTTCCTACTCCACCTGGGGCAGAAAAAGTAACCGTCTGTTTGACGCACCTAACAACTGATGCGGCTGTTTCAAGGTCAGGCCAACCTTGCAAATCTTTCAACTGTCTATCATGCATTGGATCTAACGCTGCAATTAGAAAGTCATGTCCGGACTGCGTTAGTTTTTCAGCTTTCGCTAACCGGTTTAGCAAATTTTCTCCTCTTGAAACTCTACTTTCTTCCATACTTTTTAAGGGGGACGAGCCTTGATGATGAGCAACTTCCCCAAAGTATAGAGTTTCGAGTTTTTCGTCGGAGGGAATTGCATTTGCAACGCAATACCAATTTGGGTCATCAGCTAAAGCCTCACCAAAATTGGCTTTCAAGTAAGATATATAACACCTAATCAATTTTCGCAAATTAATATCAGGCCACCCCACTATCAAAATACCGATCGCTCTGTACAATGAAATGTAGGGGCCCTTTCTCAACTCGCTTTTAGTTGAAAAGGCCAAGCTAGTAAAAAGCTTGCAACTATCTAAATGAGGCAAAAATATCCCCCGATAGTTAATGGAATCTGATGACAGAAAACTAAGGTTTCTAGCCAATGCTGGTTCCAAGCTTTGGGGGTTTGCCGTTACTCCGACCAACGCCATAGTTTTCTTTACTACACCGGCGTTAAAGTGTGGTAAAAGAGCATCTGATACGCTCCAAAGATTGTCATCTCCCATGAGTGCCATGGCGAGATGATCTTTCATAGCAAACTGGTCGCAAGGCACGTTCATTTTCCATGAAAGACGAAACAAAAATTCTAAGATCAAGGTATTATCACTAATTGTATTTTGAAACCCAGACGGCATGCCTAAATTTTTCAAATACAAATTGCCTCTAGGTCCCAAGACCAAAGAATTAATTGCATTCCTATAGATATGTGTTATTCTTTGATAGTTTTCAGGAGTCCTTTCCTTTTTGGTTAAGCAGTTGAACCTAAATTCACATACACCCCATAAAAGCCAGGCCCTAATAGAACTATCCCATTGTTCTTCGTCCATCGAAAAGCCATTTCGAAAACGTTCAATGCGCCTAATAACTTTATCCCATCCACCTTCGAAGGGGGAAAAACCAACCATTGAGGATTTCTTCCCAGCTGATTCAACCAACCCTTCATTCATGTCATTAAACATTCTGACACAGTGGATTGTCATATCCATTGGCATACTTTCAATGCCTCTGATCTTATTCAAATCTAATTTTTCCTTCGGTCTCACTTCCTCTTTCGATGAGTGAGTTATAAATACTGTCCAATTAGGATCCTTTAAAGAATCCCAATCTTTCTGCAAGTATTCATCAAGATGCGGCATTTTTGCAAAAACCTCACCTTTCGTAGATGCAACAGTATTATAAGGAAAACCGGGTGAAGTAGTCATGTCTAGCAGTCCACGAGCTTCTTCATAATCCAAAGTCTTTGAATCGTGCATTTCCGAATGAAACACAAACATTTCTTGCCATATCGTCGGCGCCAAATTGGCGATTTCAATCGGTAAATCATTTGTTTGTTTTGCATACTTATACAAACTTGCATAAGAAGCATCCTCATTTGGTTCCGCCAATGCCCAATTTTCAGGTTTTGAAATTCCCAGTTCTTCCAAAAACATAGAGAAGTTTGGATCAACTCCCCTTCTGTTCGTATACGAAGTAAATTTTGGTATGGCTCCAACTGGCACAAGATTTAAGTTTCTCAACCCTTCCTGTACTGGAGTCCGCACTGTAACACACGGAAAATCCAATTGGTAGCGACTAATGCCTTGCGTCAACATGACCCCTAAAGCAGGAGCTGCGTGACCGAATGCTGGGTTTGCACTCGACACTAGTTTAATGAATTTCTCATTAACTGGCTGAAATCTACCTAAACCTCTGCCATTCCCATGCGTCCAAATTCCAATGACATCAGAGTAGTAATTAATTACTACTCCGCCGCAATCACCATCTTCAGTCTGCGCAACGCACAAACCTAACGGTGACCCATAACCTAGTGTAGCAAAAGCTTCAACTCCTTTACGTTGCCC